AAAAAGGTGGGAAATAAAATGGTAGATAGTAAAAGAATAAATGTAATGGGTAAAGCAGATATGTTTAACTATATAGTTGAGTATGATACTTTTAAAGGTAAGAATGAATATAAAGTTGATTTAGTTATTGATAAAGATAGTGAAGAATATAATAAATTTATAAATGAAGCTAATAAAATAATAGAATTAAAATATAATGAAGTTAATGATAACAGTTGTATTAAAGCAAAACCATACCAAATACGTTATGAATATGGTAATGAAGGTGAAACTACTGGGGAAGTTATTTTAAAGACTAAAATAAGTTATAGTTTTGAATATAAAGGTAAGACTTGTTATAATAATGCACCAGCTATTTTTGATAATAATAATAAAAGATTAGATATTGATAGTGAAAAACGTATTAAATTAAATGATAAAATAAATGTTAATATAGAATTAATACCTTATTATTTTAAAAAACAAAATACAGTTGGTGTATCTTTAAGATTACATGCAGTAAAAATAATAGAGCGTTATGAAGGTAATACAAATACTACAAATAAAAATGCAAATGATTTTGGTTTTGGAGAAAGTGATTATGAAGCAGTAAAGAATGGAACTGTTGCTATACCACAAACAACTAAAAAGAAAGAAGAAATTATAATTGAATTACCAGAAAATGAGATACCATTTTAAAAATATAAATACAAAGGATTTACATTATGCACATTAAAATAGCACAAAATTTTGACTATGATTTAATATTTAAAGATTATCGTAATGATATGTTTAAAAATAGACGTGTTGAAAAAAATAAAAAGATACAAAAAGATAAAAAATATAAAGGGGAAGATAATGCATAGTAATTATGATAATTATTTACAACATAATAAAAACGTTTTACAATTTCTAAAAGATAGAATACAAGGTTTTAATGATGAAATAGAAATGTGTAAAAACGAATTAGAACTATTAGATTATGAAACAGAACAAGAAATATATAGAGGTGATTTTCTAAAAAAGAACATAGAAGATTTAAGATATAGTATAGATGCTTTTCAATTAAGCATTGATAATTTAAAAGATAGGGGATAAGATTATGAAAAAAGAAGAATATACAGACGAAAAATATATAGGTGTTAATAAAGAAAGACTTGAAATTAAGATAATGGCTGAATTAAAAGACGTTATGAAAATGGATTGTGATATGAATGGTAAAACTATGACTGATATTATAGAAGATATGTTATACCTTAGATATATGGGTTATGAATGGGAAACATCTTACATTAAAGTTTATTATGGAATGATGGGAATGTTTAAAGATGTTAATAAATTAGAAAAGTTTTTAGTAGGAAGATTAGAAGAAGTTAGAGAACTAAAAGAAAAATATAACGACGAAGATAATAACAAAAAATAAAAGGGGGACATAATAATGTCACATATATATACACCAAAACTAGACGAACTAAAAGAATTAACACAAGAGGTTAATGGGATAAGTGAAATATTGTCAGATTTAAATGATGATATCAGAGGTTTAAAAAAGAAACGTAACAAAATTACTAATACACTTAGTGATAAGCAAGCTGATTTAGTTTATTACAGAAATGTTTTAAAAGAAATTAAGAATTCTATTAAAGGAATATAAAATGGCAAGTAGAAGAGGAAGTAGTCGTGGTAGAAAAAGAACAAATGATTTAGCTGAAACAGCAAAAGAAGCTGGTTTTAGAAGTATATTTGAATTTCATATATCATTAGACTTAAAAGAAAAAGAAGCCGGTTATAAATATGAAGATTTAAAGATTAAGTTTGAACAACCAGCAAAAATAAGAACATATATTACTGACTTTGTTTTAGATAATGGAATAATAGTAGAAGCAAAAGGTTTTCTTGACCAAGCAGACCGTGATAAAATGGTATGGATTAAAGAACAGAACCCTGATTTGGACGTTAGATTTTTATTTCAAAATGCTAAAAACACAATAACAAAAGTAAGTAAAACTACATATGGTGATTGGGCAACTAAGAAAGGTTTTATATGGGCAGAAGGTAATAAGATACCACAGGAATGGATAAATGAAAAAGGCAACTAAAAAATTTTATAATATAGATAATATATCTTACTTTGTAAAAATGCCTTATACTACAAGAAATATAACTGCTGTTGATTTAATTATATATATGTTTATGATTACTTTTGTAAAAGAAAATAAAGAATATAATAATATATTAGAAGATTTAGAAAAAAGTAAGCAGTTAGCATTGGATATTTATAATGAAATAAATAAAACAAGTTTAAAATAAAAAAGAAAAAGGGGACAAAGTGGAGTTAATAAATGAGAAATATGTAAAGATATCTAATAATGCTATACACGAAGATACTTGTAAATTATTTGAAGTAATGGTTGGTGATATATATGAACCATTCAATGAAGATAATGATACAGAAGAAAAAGAAAAAGGTATATCATTTCAATACTATAATAAATATAATACAGAAAGTGTTAAAAGATTTATGTTTAAGAGTGGTGAAACATTTGATACTGGTTTTACTGGTGAAGTATTATTATTTGGACAAAATATAAATAATGTTAATAAAGATAAGATATTTATTTGTAGTGATGAATTAGACACTTTAAGTGTAGCACAAGTTTTAAAAAATAAATACCAAACAGTATCACCATTCAATACAGATGATATGATACACGATTTAAAAAAGAACTTAGAATATATAGAAAAGTTTGATAAGATTGTTTTAGTTTTAAAAGAAGATACTGATATACAAATTAAAAAAGATATGATTGATTTATTTACTCCAGGAAAATTACTTATTACAAAAGTAGAAAATAGTGCAAACTATATGATAAAGACTGGTATGAAAGATAATCTTATAGCGTCATTATATGAAGCACAATTAGTTAGACCTGATGGTATAGTTAGTTTTGCAGATTTAGATGTTGAAGATTTATATAAACCTATTGAAGGTGGTATAGAATATCCTTTTGAAAAACTAAATGAAATGACAAAAGGTGTAAGACCTGGTGAATTAGTTTTATTTACAGCAGCAAGTGGTATAGGTAAATCAAGTATATTAAGAGAAATAGCATATGATTTTTTTATGAAAGGTGAAAAAGTAGCTATGGTATATCTAGAAGAAGAAGTTAAAAAAACTGCACACGGTTTTATAGCTATTGATAATAACGTTCCATTAAATGAATTATCAATTGACCCTACTATATTAGATAAAGAAACATTCTATGATAGTTATAATAGGTTTAAAGATAGTGATAGTATTCATTTCTATGACCACTTCGGTAGTTTAGATAGTGAAAATCTTTTTAATAAGCTTAGATTTTTTAGAAAAAGTTTAGGTGTTAGTACAGTATTCTTAGACCATATAACAATTATGACAAGTGGTAATGCAACTATTGATGAAAGAAAAGAATTGGATGTTATTATGACAAAGTTAAAAAGTTTAGCAATTGAAACAGGTTTAATAATAATAGCAGTAGTTCATATTAAAAGAAGTAGTAGTTCTACTAATAATCAAAATGAAGGTGGTACTGTATCATTAACAGATTTACGTGGTAGTGCGTCATTAGAACAATTAAGTGATAGTGTTATTGCATTAGAAAGAAATCAACAAAGTGAAGACTATAATAATATATCAAGTATTAGGGTTCTTAAAAATAGAGCTATGGGTATTTTAGGTAAAGCAGATTATATAGAATATGATTATGAAACAGGAAGAATAGAAGAAATGGATGATATTAGTTTATCTAATTATCTTGAAGATATGAAAAAATACAAGTAGGTGCAATTTCTAACGGCCTACTATAGAAGAAGATAAGTCATAATTTACATTATGCACATGAAAAATATATAAAATTATGAAGGGGTATTATATAATGAAAGACAATAAAAAAGAAATTGGAGATATTTTATTAGAAATATTTGTTAATTCAAAGTTAGGACTTATTAAAGGTTCTCCAAACAAAAGAAAGATACTTAAATTTTTAGGTAATACTAAATTAAGAAGTAACTTAAATGATATAGAATATAAGAAAATAGAAGAAGTAACTTATAATCTTATAAAAGAAAGAAAGAATAAAACTAAAAAAGAATATACTGATTTTATTATGGAAGAAAAGAAAATATATAATAAATATATGAAAGGTGATTTCAGTGAGAACTTTGTTAAAGAATTAGAAAATCAAAGAAAGCAAGATATTGCTAAGGAGAAAGAAAATGGAGAAGATACCGTTAAGTAGTATTGATTTAATTGAAAAATTAGACAACCTTTATTCTTCTAATATATCTACACTTGATTTAGAAAGAAGTCAAAATGAATATGAAAGTAATAAAAATATTTTCAAAAGATTAGGACAACGCGAACTGATAGACGCTTTAAAAAATATATTAGAAAATCAAAAATTAGAGGTATAACAAATGATAAACGTAAAGGATTTATTCAATAAATTGGATACAAGAAGAAGTGCTGTTTTAACAAGAGCAGAAAATAATGCTGAATTAACTATTCCAAATACATTTCCTAAAACTGGTGATGACGAAAATTCAACAACAGAACAACCTTGGAATTCAATAGGTGCAATAGCAGTTAATACATTAGCTAATAATTTATTAGTAAGTCAAGTTCCTGTTAATGAACCTTTCTTTAAATTAAATGTTGATGATGCAACATTACAAGAATTAGAAGCAAATGATAAAAGAGCAGAAGTAGATGAACAACTTATAAGAGTTGAAAGAATTATAAATAGTTATATAGAAGAAATTGGTGTAAGGGTTCCTTTACTAAATGCTTTTAAAAATCTAATTGTAACTGGTAATGCTTTATTGTATTATCCAATAGATAATAAAGACGAAGAAAAAATAATATCTTATTCTTTAAGAAATTATGTAGTTCAACGTGATATATTTGGTAATGTTAATTTAATAATAGTTAAAGAAATAATAGATATCGAATTACTACCAGATAATATTAAGAAACAAGTTCAAGACTTGGGTGAAGATATTTCTAATGGTGGTGCAAAAACAGGTAATAATAATCAAGTAGAATTATTTACAATGGTTAAATTAAATGAAAATAAAAAATGGCAACATTCACAAGAAGTTGCTGGAATTGAAATTAAAGAAATGGAAAAAGAATACAAGTTTGATGAAAATCCTTACATTCCAATACGTTTTACAGCTAAGTCTGGTGAAAACTATGGACGTGGTTATATAGAGGATTATTTAGCTGATTTAAATAGCCTTGAAGTTTTAACACAATTATTAGTAGAAGGTTCTGCACTTGCAGCAAAGACAATATTTATTGTTGACCCTAACGCTGGTATCAATTTAAGACAACTTGAAAAAGCACCTAATGGTTCTTTTGTTAAAGGAAACAGAAACGGTATTCACGCTTTACAAACAGAAAAAAATGCAGACCTTTCAATAGCTTATAGTCAAAAGACTGATATTGAAAATAGACTTGAACAAGCTTTCTTAATGAAATCTTCTGTAACAAGAAATGCAGAACGTGTAACAGCAACTGAAATTAAAACTTTAGCAAGTGAATTAGAAACTAATTTAGGTGGTATATATAGTATATTATCACAAGAATTACAACTTCCACTTATTAAACTTATAATTAAAAAATTACAAAAAGTTAAAAAAATACCAGATATTAATGAATTAACTAATCCAGTTATAGTAACAGGTTTAGACGCATTAGGACGTGGTAATGATAGTTCTAAATTAAATGCTTTACTTAAACAAATAGCAGTATTTGGAGAACAAGGTATGGCTATATTAGATATATCTGATTATATTAAAAGACAAGGTAATGCCCTTGGTATTGATATGAATGGTTTAATTAAATCAAAAGAACAATTACAACAAGAAGCACAACAGGTTCAACAACAAGCACAGCAAGAACAATTACAAAATCAAGCTGCACAAATGGCTGTTCAACAAGCACAACAACCACAACAAGAACCAACTAAACAATAAAAATTATAAATATGGGGAATTATAAATATGATAATATATAATGACAATGATAGTATTATGATAGATTGTTTTATGAAAACTAAATTATATAAAAAATTATTAAATCTAGAAGAAAGATTCGATTATGATTTCTCTATAAAAGATGATGATAACACCGAAGAAATAGAACTTGAATGTTTTAAACACGGTGAAGTCATAGAATATTGTATAGATTATGCATCAGAAGTTTATCCTAGTGATGAATTTGAAAACTTTTTTTCATTTTCAGAATATGAATGGGAAGATATTATTGATGAAAGAAGAAGTAATATAATAATAAAAGATATAATAAAAGATATATATAGTTTAGGTAGAGATAAAGTAACTAATAATATTAGAAGAAAGATTTTAAAAAACAAAAAAAGGAAATAGAAAATGACAAAAGCGGAAATAGAAACTAAGTATAAAGCACTTAAAAGAGATAATGAAGATTTAAAAATCGAAATTACAGAACTTAAAAATATAAATGAAGACTTATCTGGAAAGATAGTTATACTTGAAAATAGTAGAGTTAGTGAAGAAGAAATAGAATCAATGAAAACTGAAATTGATTTATATAAACCTGCAAGTGTTAAAGCAAAAGCTTGTACAATAGAAAGGAAATAAAAGATGGAGAATGAAGAAATGATAATTATTGAAGAAGGTACAAACCTTGAAGATATAGAAAAAGGTAGTGAAGTATATAAACAAGCAATGATAAATAAAGCTGAAACCGGAACAATTTATTCTGCACAAATTGATGTTAATACAACATCAGAAAATGAAGAAGCTGTATCATCTAACAGAAATGCAGATGGTAGTATAGTTCAAGACGATAACACAACAACTGATTCTAAATATGCTGGTAAATATAATACTCCAGAAGATTTAGAAAGAGCTTATCTAGAACTACAAACTAAATTAGGACAACCTACTACCGATACGGCCCCTAACAACGAAACAGTACAAAATAATAACGAAACAACAACCGATACAACAAACCAAGACAACACAACACAACCACAACTTACACAAGACGACGCTTTTAAAGCACTTGGTGTATCAAAAGAACAATTTGATTCAATGATTAAAGCAACAGAAACTTTGGCTCGTAATGAACAGTTAAGCGTTTTTGGTGGTGAAGAAAAATATAACGATATGATTGAATGGGGTGATAAAAACCTTTCAGATAATCAAAAAGCTACTTTCGATAAATTAATCGCTAGTGGTGACGTTAATGACTTGAACTTCGCAAATGACTTTATTAGTGGTTTGTATGAAGGTAGTGAGGACCGTATAGGTAATAGTGTAACACCTTTAAGAGGTAATTCAACTAATTCAGCTGCTGATGTATATGAAAGTATGGCACAGTTAGTAGCAGACCAGAAAGACCCTAGATATAAAAAAGACCAAGCTTTTAGAAATAAAGTTATGTCTAAAATAGGTCGTTCTCAGTTATAACAATTTGGCTTTTATATATAATAATGATTAGACGTTTTTATTATTATATAAATGTAAGTCCATCTTATAAATTAAAAAATATAATATTGGCAAAATACAAAAGAAAATAATTTTTAAAATTAAATAAATTGAGAAAGCCCAAAATAATATGCTTGAAAAATAGGTATTATAGAGGACACCTTTTATAAATTTAAAAATATTAAAAATTAAATCTTTCATTTTAAATATGTGATTTTTATAAACAAAAACAAAAAAACAAAAAAAACAAACATAAAATTAAAAAGGATTTAATTATGGCAAACGCAATAGTAAGTAATATAGGACAAGTAAATGGAGCTGGTGATACAAAAGCACTATTCTTAAAAGTATTTAGTGGGGAAGTTTTAGTAGCTTTCGAACAAAAAACAGTAATGTTAGACAAGAGTTCAATGAGAACAATTTCAAACGGTAAATCTACAAGCTTTCCAGCAACTGGTTTAGCAACTTCTGGTTATGTAACACCAGGTGAAGAAATCTTAGGTGGTGCTATCAAGCATAACGAAAGAATAATCACAATAGACGCATTATTAGTATCTGCAGCATTCGTAGCTGATATAGATGACGCAATGAATAACTACGACGTAAGTTCAATTTATTCAAATGAAATTGGTATAGAATTAGCAAATGCTATGGATATCAATATATTAAACGAAGTTATTAAAGCTTCAACAACTACTTCAACAGTAGATGGATTACCAGCTGGTACAGTAGTTAAAAACACTGACTTCGCTAACTCAGACACTGCAATCAAAGCTGCTGCATTAGCAGAAGGTGTATTTAAAGCTGGACAAGTTCTAGACGAAAATAACGCACCAGAAGAAAGATTTGCAATTTTCAGACCATCTGAATATAATATCTTAGTTCAAAACAAAGATGCTATAAATCGTGATTGGGGTGGAGAAGGTTCTTATGCTGAAGGAAAAGTATTTAGAATTAACGGTATAGCTATTGTTAAATCAAATAACTTATCTTTAACAGATACAACTGCAACAAACGCTTACCACGGTGTTGATGCTACAGACACTATGGGTGTAGTATTCACAAAAGAATCAGTAGGAACAGTAAAATTAATGGATTTAGAAGTTAATGTTATTCCTCAACCAGAAAAAAATGGTACTCTTTTAATGGGTAAATATGCAATGGGACACGGTGTTCTTAGACCAGAATGTGCTGTTCAATTAAGTAAAGCTGTATAGTAATATACACGCTTTGCAATTTTGCAAACAAATTAAGGGTGATACATATCTTATGGTATGTGTTGCCCTTTTTTATGCTTTTTACATTATGCGTGTGAAAAAGTTAAAAATTTTTAAGGTAGTGTTTTATTTTATACAAGTATTTTTTGAAATATTTATATAAGTTAAAATTATAAAACCTTTAACTAAAACAAAACAAACAAAAAGGAAATAACCAAAATGGCAAGAATTACAGAATTAGAAGCAATTAACGTTATGTTAAACGCTATTGGAGAACAAGGTATGGATAATATGGGAGAAGTTATTGACTATGAAGAAGCAAAAATGGCTCAAATAGTTTTAAGACAAACTAATAAAAAAGTTTCAAGCTTTGGTTATAATTATAATTTCGAAAAAGAATATGATTTAACACAAGATGTTAATGGTGAAATTACTTTACCACTTAATAATTTAAAAGTTTTATTCGAAGATAATAGATATACTGAAAGAAATGGTAAAGTTTATGATACTAATACACAAAGTTATGTTATTGGAAAAGATTTAAAAGCAGATATATATGTTGAATTATCTTTCGAATATATACCTTATGTAGCACAAGAATACATAAATTTAAAAGCTGCAAGAATATTTCAGCAAAGAGCTTTAGGTAGTTCAGAATTATATAAAATCACACAACGTGATGAAATGGAAGCAAAAGATAGACTAATGGAATATGATATTGAAGTAGAAGATTATAATATCATTAGTGGATTAAATATATCAAATAGAAGGAAATAAAATGTTTAATAAAACAATTGATAAAATATATGCTGGTGTAAGTCAGCAACCGTTTAATGAACGTTTAGACGCTCATACAGAAGAACAAATTAACGTTATAAACGATACAGTTAAAGGTTCTTATAAAAGACCACCAAGTAACTTTATTAACAGAATGACTGTTAATGAATTAAGTTATTCAAATGTTATTCAAGTAAATGAAGAAAAATATATTCTTACTCTTGATACTGATAAATTTGAACCACTTAAAATACATGATTTAAAAGGTAATAAAAAAACTGTTACTTATGACGAAGAATCTAGTTTAGATTATATAAATGATAATAATGTAAAATATAATACTAATTATAGACATAAAATTGATTTTAATAAATATAATCATAATGATTTTAGTTATACTGATTTATATATTGATGATTTTAGAATAAGAAATCAAGAAACTAATAAAACTATATCTTATGTATTTGATTTTTTTGTTGATTATATAACTAATACTTTACCACAATATGAATTATTTAATATTAATACTACTAATTATACTTTTGAAATAGAGAAAAAAGATAATGGAAGTATTGTAAATAATTTTGTTATGGTGTATATAAATAATAGTGCTCAAAGTATTATATATGGTGATACTATTGTTAATGGTGTTTTAAATAATAATGTTAAAAATTTAAAAGAAATTTATAAAACTGTTGATATTAAAGATAATATTATACTTGTTAATAAAAATGTTAAAGTAGAAAGTATAAAAAATAAAAATGACCTTGAAAAAGAAGTTATAACACAAATAACACCTTATTATTATAATATAGATTTTTCTAATATGCATGAAACTGGTGATTTTATTTATGAAAGAAGATTAACAATAAAAATAGAAGGTAGAACTTTTACAACAAGAACAACAAAAACAAAAAATATAATTAAAAGAATAGTTGGTTTTATAAATAAAACTTCTATATATGAAGCAGAATATTCTGATAGAAGTGGATTTATAGTTAAAAAGAAAAATGGTGGAAAAATAAAAAAATTAACAGGTAAATTATATTATCGTTATAATGGTAGAAAAAGTTTAAAAGCAACAAAAATAGAAAGTGGTGGTACTACTATAACAACTGGTGTTAAAAAATTTTATAACTTTATAGAAATAACTAAAAGTGTTAATGGAACAAAATATAGCGTTGATATAAAAACTGGTGAATTAAATAATTTAACTTATTCAATTACTGCAAGTGGTTCTAATTTGAATGTAACTGCAAGTCATTTAGCCGCAGAAATAACTAATTCTAGTTCAGTTTATGGTGCAATGTCTAAAAATCAATTTATACTTATATATAGAGAAGATGATAAATTACCTTTTAGTATTGGTTCAAGAAATTCAGAGAATAATAATTATATAAAAACAATTGGACATACTATAAATAATGCAAGCGATTTACCAGTAGATGGATTTTTTGAAAATTATGTTATTAAAATAGATAATGATTCTAATAATGAATACGATAATTATTATACAATATTTAATAATGGTCATTGGAAAGAATGGAGTGCATTAAATATTGATAATGATTTATCAAATGATACATTACCACGAATAATAACTTATGATGAAGAAAATGATTTATTCGAAGTTACTTTTTTAGACGTAGAACCAAGATTAGTTGGAGATAATACTTCTGCACCTATGCCTGATTTCGTTGAAAAAAAAATATTAGACCTTGTTGTTTTTAAAAATAGACTTGGTATATTAAGTGATAATAGTATTAGTTTTTCAAGTAGTAAAAATTATTATAGTTTTTTTCCAGAAACTGTTAAAAGAATATCTGGTGAAGACCCTATTGATTTAAGTGTTAGTATAAATGAAAAAGTTAATATGAGATATGCTGTAAGTTTTGAAAACAAATTAATTCTTTTTAGTAAAGAAAGACAGTTTGTTCTTGAAGGTGAAGGTAATGAAATTACTTTAACAAATGTATCTATAACACCTGTAACTAAAAATGTTATAAATGACTCTATATATCCAGTATCATTAGAAAATAGTTTATTTTATGCTATTGATAATAATAATTTTTCAAGTATAGTAGAATATAATACTGATAGTAATAATTCTAAATATACTGATAATATAACTACACATGTTCCTGAATATATTCCAAACACTGTATCTAAAATGGTTGGTGATGGAAACAAAAATAAATTATTTATTACAGAAGAAGGTTATTCTAAAGAAATATATTTTTATAGTGGTTTTACTGTTGGAAATAATAAAATACAAGAAGCTTGGAGTAAGTTACATTTTGATAATTGTGATTTTATTAAAAATATAGAATATATAGATAATAAATTATATATATTATATGGTAGAAAAACTGGTTCTAATATTATAAATTATTTAGAATATATAGACCTTGAAAATAATACTGAAAATTTAGTATGTTTAGATTCTAAAATTATTGGTGAAAATAGATATGGTAAAAAATATACTAAAACTGATAATAAATATGGTATATCACCTGGTTTATATACTGTTTATTATTTAAATTGGGAAAAATACACTAGTCATATACATAGTGATACTATAAGATATGATTCTTTATTTACTGATAAATATACAGGATTACAAGATACTTTAAAAAGAGGACAAGTAATAAGAGCAGAAGTTAATACTGATGACGGAAGTTATTTAGTTGGTAATTTATTATTTATACCTGGTGATTATTCTAATTATTTAGAATATCCTATTGTTGGAATAAAATACAATATGGAAATAAAATTATCTCCTATGATTTTAAAAGATTATAAAGGTAAAACTGATAATATATCAAAAGTTAAAATTAAAGATGTTAGTATAGGTTATTATGATACTAAATATATAAATATAGAAGTACAACAAATTGGAAGAAGTATTAAAAATAGAAAGTTTATATTTGATACAAATAAAGAAGGAAATGCTAAATCACTTGTTATGTCTGATAAAAATACTGTAAGTATTAAAATCACGAATGATAGTGTATGGCAAACATTTATAAATAGTATTGATTATAGAGGTATTATAAGTAAAGTAAAATAAAAAAACAAAAAAAAGGAGTCTTAAATGGCAACTACAAGTGAAGGAATTATAAGTGGTGCTGCAACTGGTGCTGCAACTGGTTCAATAGCAGGTCCTTGGGGAGCTGTTGTTGGTGGTGTTGTTGGTGGTGTATTAGGTGGTTTTACTACTTCTGCACAAAATGATGCTGCAAAAAAGCAAGCTTATGAAACATATAATAATGCGTTAGATTATGCAACTGATAATTACCAACAACAAAAGTTTTTAATTGGAAAACAAAATGACGAATTAAAACAACAATCAGAAACAAAAATAAATAATAGAGCTTTAAATACATTACAAGAAAGAGGTAATTTAAGAAATGCTTTAATATCTAATAATATAGGTGGTAATGCATCTAAAAGATTAAATGCAGTATCTGCTTTAACTGGCGCAACTGATATAGGTATAATTGAAAAAAACTTATCTAATAATTTATTTAATCAAGAATTAAAATTAAAGCAAGCAAAAAATCAATATCTAGATACAATTAGAACTGGTGAAATAAAAGCTGACGATATATTAGAAACTACAAGAACTGATATATTAGGAACAGTAGGTAATGTAGCACAAGGTGCTCTTGGAACATATAGTGGTTTAAAATCTTTTGGAACTTTTGATAGTAAAAATAATAAAAATAAATATAATTTTAAAGGTGCTCTTGGAAATAAAACTATAGGAAGAACAAATGATTTTGTTTTAAAAAACCCTAATGGTGAAAATATAAATAATGAAGCTAGTATTGTTTTAGGTGGTGAAAAAAATGTAAATCCTTTTAATACTACTACACCTGGATATAATGTATTAGAAATTGATAATGTTACTGATTTAAATAAAGCACAATTTTTTGAATATACTAATGATTTTGATAATCAAACAATAGGTAATACTGGATATGAACTTAAAGATAATTTATATAAACCAGAAACTTTTAATTCTATGCAAAAAGATATAGTTAAAATGGATAATATAATAGTTAAAAATAATATTAATAGTAATATACAACTTATTAATTTTAAAGAAAATTATACTAATAAAGATACAACTGGTATAAATAAAATAGAAAGACCTAAAAAGAAAAAAGCAAAAGTAAAAACTTATAATTATAATAATAGTAATAATTTTTTATATATAAAAAAATAAAAAAAAGGAAATAGAAAATGAGTAAATATAATGTAACACAAAATCAAAGTGAAAGTGTAAATACAAATACACAAATTATAAATACGGTAAGAGAACCAGAAACTGTTGCTTATAAAGAAAAAACAAAAGCAGATAAACTAGTTAATAATCTTAATAATTTATTTAATACTGGTGCAAAAGTTTTACAAGTTGCCTCACAAGTTCAAACTGAAAATGCGTTTGAAAATGCAAATAGAAAAATATTAAGTAAAAATGGAAATCTTTCAAATACACAAATAGAAAAATTAAACCAAGAAGTTTCGGAAGAAGCTGGTATATTTGCAAATGTAGATAAGGTTGGTAAAAAAATCAATTCTAAACTTTCAGTTGAAAATGCTACATTCGATTTTACTAATTTAAAAAATAATGTAGATTCTAATTGGGAACATATGTCTAACGAAAAAAAGAAAGAATTTGCTGGTAAAAGTGATTATTTTAATAGTGTTTTTAATGAATATAATCAACAATCTTTAAGTGAAAATACAGAAGTAGATACTGATTATGCACTTAAATATGCAAATAATCTTAATAGTTTTAAAAACAAAACACTTTTATCTTATATGGCAGAAGACGCACAAACAAAAGAAAAAGAACAAGATTTTAAATCTAACGCTACACATACAAATACAGCTTATGTTAATTCAAAACATAATTATATAAATAAAGATACTGGTAATTTAGAAAGTGTTGGTGAAGATAATAAAAAAGTTTTGTTTCGTCAATTAAAAGATGAACTTTCTTTAAATGGTAATAGTAGTGATAGACAAATAAAAATGTTAAATAATATAAAAGAAGTTGCTATTCAAAATAACAATGAAGATTTATTAGATAGTGTTTATAATTCTGAATTACTATCAGAAGATGTTAAAAAAAATGTTCGTGTAGATGTTGAAAAAGCTAAAATAAAAATTAGGTCTAATTTAACAAGAGAACAACTTAGAATTTCAAAAGCAAATAAAGATAAAAACAAAGTAGATACATTTTTAAATGAAGAAAAAGTTATAAAAGAATCTAATGATTATTTATTATCTGGTAGAAGTGAAGAAGAATACTTAGAATATGCAAATAGTCAAGGTGTTAATTTAAAAATTGCCTCAAAAGAATATAAGAAAAATAAAACTATATTAGATACACATTTTAGTGTTGAAGAAGAAAATAAATCTTATAAAGAAGTTGCTGCTGCTAACCCTGAAAAAGCTAAATTAATAAATATGGAATCTAAAAAAGCTGGTCAATCAATTTATAATAATATTTTAAGTGATATAATTAAATTATCTAATAAAGAATATACAGATGAAGAAATTATATATGGTAAAAAAGAAGAAGATACTTTAAAACTTAATAAAGAATTTGAAGATTTTTCTAAAAGAGCTAGTATAGAAGATTCTGATAAATATTTAGAATATGCTAAAATACAATCACAAAAAATATATAATTATGGTGAGCAACAAGTTACTGATATGACTGTTAATCAATTAGAACAAACACAATTAGTATTTAATATGAATAATAAACTTATGAAATCAGGTGTTAATATTTTAAATAATGAACAAAAACTTGAACATAATTTAGCTAATTACTTTATGAATGATTTAAATGTTAATAGTGAAGATAGAAATGAGCAATTTAGACAAGCTTTAATATTCTCAACTAAAATAAGAAATTTAGATAAAGATGTAAGAAATAAAGCTACTATTGAAAATAATAAAACTAATAATAAAGATTTTACTGATTTTCTTGATACCTTAACAGATAGTAATGTTAGAAAAGAAGCTAAAATATTAGGTGATTCATTAACTGCTTTAACTGGAAAAAAAATAGATATAGAACAATTCAAAGATAAATTCTTAAAAAGTTCTAATATACAAACTATTGAATTAGATGGTAGTGATTGGTTAAATGATAATGATATAAATATAGATTTAAGTGATACATTTGTTTCTTCACAAGAAGACTATAATAATTTAGTAGTTGAAGCACGTGATAAAGGTATTCTTGGAGATGAAGAATATTTTGCAACACAAAGAATAGGAAATAAAAATATTTTCTATATTATAAATGAAGATAATAATAATATACTTGGTATATTTGGTAGTAAAAAATTTACAAACGAAGAATTGTTAGAAAAAATGGGAAGAAAATAAAAAACAAAAAAAAGGAAATTAAAATATGGAAGATTTTAAAAATAGTTTAACAGAAGGTCTTAATACAGTAGATAATCCTATATTGGATAATACAGAAACATTAGAAACAAATTATGAAAAAACAGTTAGTGATGTTAATATTGAAAAAGATATAAATGATAAAAAACAAAAAGTTGAAAATCTTTCAGCTGGTGATAAATTAGGTATAGCTTTTGAAGCAGATAACTTAGTTTTCAATTTTGTTGATAGTATATATGAAAAATATGATATTATAAAAGATGATAATTGGACTGAACAAGAAGGATTAGATTTAATAAATAGTAAAGATTATAGTTTTTTAACATTTTCACAAAAATCAGAATTGATAAATAATAGGAATACAAGTTTTACTACTTTATTTCAAAGTATCAAAAAAATGGAAAGTGAATATGATAATCATCAAATGTTTGAACAATTTGATGGTGTAGATAGTTTATTATATACTGGTGGTGCTGTAATGTTAGACCCTTCTAACTTTTTAGGTGGTTGGGGTGCTTATAAAACAGGTGCTACATTTGCTATGAAAACAATGTTAAAAGGTAGATTAGCTACAACAGCTACATTTGCTGCAACAGAAGGTTTAGCTGGAGCTGCACAAGAGACTGGGCTATATTATACAACTGATTATAAAACTACTGAGGATATAGCTTATGCTGGTGCATTTAGTGCATTACTTGGTGGTCCTTTAAGTTCTTGGGCTTTAAAAACAGAAATGTCTTCTGCTACAAAACAACTTAAATCACAATTAGATTTTCATAATAATTCTAGAAATATAAATAAATTAACAGAAGTAGAAGAATTAAAATTTGATGTAGAACCAATGTCTGGTACTATTAGATTAGAAAAAGAAGGTAAAGTTGCTTATTTAAGTAATGATGAATATGATTTATTAAGAAAAGATATTAAAAATATAGATAATATTAACTTTCGTGAATATACACCAAAAGAATTAAAAGCTAAAAGCGAATTATCTTTTAGTGATAAATACCTTAAAATAGATTTCTTAAATAGTATTAAAAAAGAAACACCTAATGATACAGAACTTCATAAAATTGCTGATATATTTGGTAGTGATTATAAAGAAGGAAGACAAGCAGTTGATTTTTTACAAAAAAAAGAATTAGATTCTTTTGAAGGTGAGATAGGAACTGCTTTTAAAAATGCTGAAAGTCAGTTTAGTAAAGAGATTGGTGGTGATATAAATGAATATCTTTCTAAAACAGCTATTGAAATTAATAGAGGTTTAAAAGATTTTGAAGAATTACCTGATTATATTCAAGATATATATAATGTATCTAATAAAGGTGCTAAGAAAATAAGAGATAAATATAAAGAAGTAGGAATAGATATTCCTGATGACCAAAAAGTTTATTATAAAAGAAGTATAGATAATTCAAAAGCAAAGGCTTTATTAAATAATGTATCAGAAAATAAGATTAAAGAACTTTTAAAAGGTTCTCTTAAATCAGAATGGAAAACTTTACGTGGTGCAGATTTTGATGAAAAAGTTGCTGAAAAACTATCTAATTCTATTACTAAAAAAATGTATAACAATATTGAAGATGTTGCTTTTGGAAATACAGGTGTTGATTTAAAACAAAATAATATTAGTGCTGAAATGAATAAAGCAATAAAAGAATTAGTTGAAAATGAAACAGATGAAGATACTTTAAAATTATTAGAACAATTAGAATATGTGTCAAAAAAAGAAGTAGATGGTTCATTACCAAGTTCTGCAAAACATAAAATGAAATTAGACGAATTTTACGAAGTAGAATTAGAAGATGGAAAAAAAATAAATCTTAATGATAGTTTATATGATACTAATTTTTTAAATAATACAACAGAAACTTTTAGAACTAATGTTTCAGACGCTATATTAAAAAAACATTCTAAAATAGAATATAAAGGTAAGAATTATGATTTATCTAAACCAAGTGACTTAGATAAATTTGTTAAAAAATCTAAAAATAAAAAAATTGCAAAGTTAATACAAAACTTACAAAAAGGTAAAGTTACAGAAGATATATGGCTTGATACACCTAACTTAAATAAAATGGCTCTTGTTGTAAGAAACTTAGCTACTTTTATGTATATGGGTAAAGGTTATTTCGCAGCAATGCCGGAAGTTGGTATGGCTCTTTCTAAATCAATGTTAGATAGTGGTTTTAAAAATATTCCTGAAATGTTTAGTCTTTATAAGAATTTAAAGTTAAATAAATTAACTCCAGACCAAAAAGATTTTATGGATATAATAGGATATTATTTAACAAGTAATTCACAAAAACATGCAAAAACAATATTACAATCAGGTGGTGACTCTGTTGGTGGTAATGCAACTTTTCTTGATAAATTAGTTAGTTTTTCTGATAAAGCAGCAGATACAATGGTAAGAAAAATTGGTGGTATTTCATTTATGGATACAACTGGTAAATTATTAGTAGCTTCATCTGAAATAGATAAATTAAGAAAATTATCTCTAAAAGGTAAGAATTTATTTTCAAATACTAAAAGACTTAAAGCTTCTGGTTTTTCACCAGAAGATATAGATAAACTTACAAATGTGTTTAAAAATAATAAAGATAGTTCTATAATGAACTTATTTAAAAATATTGAAGGTGAATTAGGAACTGAATTAAATGATAAACTTTTAGGTTATGTTATGAGAAAAACTGATAGTATTATAAATAATCCAACTATGGCTGAAAATGTTTTACATATGCAAGATAATATATTTGGTAAAACATATTTTCAATTTATGAATTATACTGCTACTTCACTTGGAAAACTTACACACGCTGGTGTTTATTATAAAGATGCAGAAGTAATGTCAAATCTTGGAGCTGCTTTCGCATTCTCTACAATTGGACAAATGGCAAGAATACATACAGATACAATTGGTAGTCCTGAAAAAAGAAAAGAAAAATTAGAACCTGGTGTTTTAGCTTGGAAGACTTTTAGTGGTACTTCACAATTTGCTTTTCCTGGATGGGTAATAGGTTCTGCCGCTTCTATAACTGGAAAAAATTTAGCTTCTGGTAGAAGTTCAGGTCTTAGTAGAGGAGTTGGTGGTTCTCCATCACTTGAATTATTTGAAAGATTAGTTACTAAAACTATTGATAATGGAAAAGCTGCTGCTAATGGAACTTTAAGTGTAAAAGATTTAAGAGTTATTACACCAAATGTTTTAGGTGTTAATGCATTCTTTAATAGTTACGATTAAAAAATAAAAAATAAAGGAGGCCTTAAATGGCTTATATAGCAAATGATAATATAATTGATTTTAATTCAAAAGAAGAAAAACTAAATC